ATACATTATATAATATATATATATATATATATATAAATTTTTATTTAATTATTTCAATTTATTAAGACATTTTATTAAAATGTCTTAATACGTTTAAATTTAAATGGCACAAAACCGATTTTTTTGGATGTATGTTTAAATCTAAATTGCAAAAATTAAATGGATTGACTTATTCTGAATTAAAAACAAATATAAGTGATGTAATTAAAAAAATTACAAAAGATAAGTATATAAATATTCTTAAAGGGGCGTATAAAAGAGAACAATATGTAAAAAAGATATCAAATAGAACAAAAAAATTAAAGGAATATCTATAAAAATCGGCATTTTAAATGTGCAAAGGTGTAAAATATATATTAAAAATCATATATATATATTTAAATATTTATATATTTAAATATATATAATGACTCAAAAAATAGTTGGTTTTTTATCTAATAAATTAACTTTAAGAGGAACAGAAATTGCTCTATATGATTATGCTGATTTTAATGAACAATTATTAAATAATAAAAGTATAATTATTACAAGAAATTATGATTTAATTAAATCACAATTTGATGTATCATTAGATGCATATAATAAATTTAAAGAAAGATTTATAGTAGAATATTATTATTCGCAAAAAGATATTGATGATATAGTTGAAAAATATAATATATCACATTTATATATTATTAAAGGTGGGATAAATGATGGTCTAATTTCAACAAAATGTAAAAATTTAATTCATTGCGTTTTTAATACAACTCAACCACATGGAGAAATTTATAGTGTAGTATCGTCTGATGTAAATCGATTATTTAATACAAATTATCCAGTTGTTCCACATATGATAAGAAATTATGAAACAAATTTAGATTTAAGAAATCAATTAAATATACCAGAAGAAGCAATTATTTTTGGTAGATATGGTGGAATGGAAACTTTTAATATTGATTTTGTAAATGATGCAATAAAAAAAATATTAGAAATTAGAAATGATATATATTTTTTATTTATGAATACATATCAATTTTATCAACATCCACAAATTATATATTTAGATGGTATAACTGACATGGAATTTAAAAGAAAATTTATAAATTCATGTAATGCTCTATTACATGCTAGAAGAGAAGGTGAAAGTTTTGGTATAACATGTGGTGAATTTGCAATTGCTTTAAAACCAGTTATAACATATAGTGATTCTAGAGAAAGAAATCATATAAATATTTTAAGAGAAAAAGCAATTTTATATTCAGATTATGAATCTATATATAAAATTTTAAATGAATTTGAAAAAAATAAATATAATATGGAAAATAATGGATATTTAAAATATAATCCTGAAAATATTATAAATATATTTAATAATGTTTATTTACAATAATTTCAGGATTATATTTTAAATATCCTGAAAATATTATAAATATATTTAATAATGTTTATTTACAATAATTTCAGGATTATATTTTAAATATCCTGAAAATATTATAAATATATTTAATAATGTTTATTTACAATAATTTTAGGATTATATTTATAATATCCTGAAAATATTATAAATATATTTAATAATGTTTATTTACAATAATTTTAGGATTATATTTATAATATCCTGAAAATATTATAAATATATTTAATAATGTTTATTTACAATAATTTTTATCTTATCGCAGAATTAAATATTCCAATCTCAGAACCTTGATGAACTAATGTTGGTTCCGACCATAAATATTTTAAATTATATTTTTTAGACATATTGTTAAACCATAAATCAATTGCTTTATCAATAAATGTTTCATTAATAAAAATATCATATATTTTTTTTGATACACCTTTATTTAATATATACATACAAGTTCCTCTAGAATCTGTTGTTTCATAAAAAATTTTATTATTTTCTTTATAAAAATGTAAATTACAACATTCACCACAAAATAATATATCCCACTCAATATTTTGTAATTTATCTAAATAATCATTCAAATTATTTTTAAAATTATTTACAAGAATAGCATCGTCTTCTAAAATAATAACAATATCATCTAATTCTTTTTTAAAAATTTCAACATGTTTTAAAAATAGTGATATTTCAGATAATTTAATATTAGTAAATTTTTCGGTATCAATTGTTTTTATTTCTTCTTTATCATAATTTTCAATAAATTCATAATTTTTTATATTTTCATTCTCTAATTGTTTAACAATCATTTCTTTTCTATCAACTAATGGCGTATAATGTGTTATAAATATATTCATTATTTAAATATAAAAATTTATATTTAAATATATATTATGATAGAAATTGAAAATAATATTTATATTAATGGTTTTTGGACAGGCTTTATAGATAAAACAGATTCAAATCATATTGAATTTTTTGAAGATATTTTAAAAAAAACAAAAATATCAAATTATAAAATTACAAATAATATAGATGAAGCAAATATATTATTTGAATCTATTTTTAATGACTCGTTAATTAATTATAAAAAATGGAAATATAAAATACATTATTCTGGGGAACCAAGATCTAATAATTATACAGATTATGATATTGTTTTAAATTCAGATAAAACTAAAAATAATGTCATTGATCTTCCGTTATTTACATATTATATGTATGGAAAAAATATTAAATTAGTTCAATTAATAGAAAGACCTAAAATAACAACAATACCAAATAATTTTTGTTGTTTTATTGTATCAAATAGTAGTTGTGAATATAGAAATAAAATGTTTAATTTATTAAATTTATATAAAAAAGTTGATTCATATGGTAAATTTGCAAATAATATGGGTGGTTATTTAAAATGTAATTATTGGGATGAAGAATTTATACAATTAATTAGTAATTATAAATTTATAATATGTTTTGAAAATACTAAAATAAATACTTATATTACAGAAAAAATTATTAATCCATTTTTAGCAAATATTATTCCAATTTATTGGTCAACTCATCATATTAAAAATATGTTTAATATAGATTCAATATTATTTTTAGAAGATGAAACAGATGAAAGTTATAATAATCTTATTAATAAAATTATAGAATTAGATAATGATGATGAAAAATATTTAGAATATGTAAATAGAATAAAAATTAATAATTTAAATTATTGGAATAATTATACAATTGATAATATTGCTAATCAAATGGATAAATTATTAAATAAATAATTATACTAGATTTAAATATAATAAAATATATATATAAATATGGATCAAGAAAATTATTGTCATTATGTAGGATCTGTAGGTATTCGTAAATCTTGTAATATAACATCATTAATTAATTCAAGATCAATTGATGAATATGATTTTTCAAAATTAAAAGAAAATGATACTCTCTATATAAAATTAGATAAAATACCTGCTTTTTCAAAAATTATATCTTTAATACCAGTTAATTTTATTTTAGTTTCTGGTTGTTCTGATTATACAACACCTATTGATCTTTTTAGATCTGGAGAAGATTTTTTAAATTTTATTGAATCAAATAATATTATTCATTGGTTTGTTCAAAATTGTATTATTTCACATAATAAAATATCTTTATTACCAATCGGCTTAGATTATCATACTATGTCTGAAAAAGATATGGAATGGGGAGAAAAAACATCTCCAATCAATCAGGAAAAAATATTAAAAGAAATTAAATTAAAATCAAAAGATTTTTCTAAAAGAGAAATTAAATGTTATTCAAATTTTCATTTTCAAATAAATACAAAATATGGTTTTGATCGTCTTGATGCAATTAATCAAATACCAAAACATTTAGTTTATTATGAAAAAAATCATATTAAAAGAATTGAAACATGGGATAATCAAATAAATTTTGCATTTGTTATATCACCTCATGGTAATGGTTTAGATTGTCATAGAACATGGGAAGGATTAATTTTAGGATGTATAGTAATTGTAAAAACATCACCAATAGATAAATTATATGATGAATTACCAGTTTTAATAGTTAATGAATGGTCAGATATTAATGAAAAATTATTAAATGATACAGTAAATGATTTTAAAGATAAAGAATTTAATTATAATAAATTAAATTTAAATTATTGGCTTGAACAATTTAAACTTTATAATATTTAAAAATATCATTATTATTTATAATAATGATATTTTTTCAAACAATTAAAAAACTTTTTATAATATATTTTACTTCTTTTCCTTATATATATTATAATTATACAACTAATATTGGTAATCTTGCACTAACGGGAATTAGTCTTGGATTAATAAAATATCAAAAATATTTTTTAATTGGAAATACGAGCACTATTATTTTAATTATAAATAGACAATATATAAATTTTTATTATTATTATATAGGGATTTTATTTTTATGTTTTTTAAATTTTTATAACATACACAAAACATTAAGACTAATTAAGTATATAGATTTTAAATAAAATAATTATTTATAATTAATATAATCTTTAACTTCATGTATTGCAGAATTAAACTCAATATTAATTTTTTTTTTAATTTCGGCTCTATCATCATTAATATAATATACTTTTCTAGCTAAATCAATAAATTCTTGATCAAAACTGTTATTAATTTCTTTAATTCTTATTTGATCTTCAATATCCCATAATTTTTCATTAATATTTTTTAATTCTAGAAATAATATATTATTTTCATAAGAGAATTTATTCATATTTTCATTTAAATATTCTATTTCTCTATTAACATATTCAAGTTTGATAGGATCTTGAATTTTATTTTTTTTAATTAATAAAATAGTATATTTATCCCATAATTCACCAATTGACACTGAAACATATATATTCATATATTTAAATATATATTTTTATATTTAAATATAAATATATGAATGCATATTTAGTAAGTCATAATGGAATGGGAGATAATATATTTATGATAGGTGCATTACGATTTTTATTAAATTTTTATGATAATATATATTTTTTATGTAAAAGATGTTATTATTCAAATATTAAATTACTTTTTATGGATACTCATAATATAATTTGTGTTCCATTTGATGAAAATAATGAATATCAAAATATATATAATATAATAAATTATATATATGATGATTCAAATTATGATATATTTATTTCGGGAGTTCATAAACAATATTTAAAAAGTAAAATTACAAATTTAAAATTTATTAATTATAAAATATCTGATGAAAATTATACTATTGATTTTGATACATTAACTAGTGAAAATTATAATTTTATAAAAGATTTTTATACGGATATAAATTTAAATTTAACATACTTTTATGATTATTTTTATTTACCATCTACATCTGATTCATTAGATTTATATAATAGTATTAAACAATTTTATATAGTATTTATTCAATCTAAATCTTCAGATAATAATATTTTAAATATATCTAATTTAATAGAAAAATATATTAATGATAAAGATGTATTATTAATATGTAATGATGAAAATTTATATAATAATGATTCAGAAAAATATAACATATGTCAAGAATTTGTAAAAAATAAAATAGTAAATTATATAGATATAATTAAGAATAGTGATGAGATATATATAATAGATTCATGTTTTACAGGAATAATTTTACCTTTATTAAAAACAAAAAAATTAAAGACATCAATAGTAAGAATTATAAAAAGAGATATGATAAATAATATTATTATATAATATTAAATAATGGAAAAACAAATATTTAATATTATATAATAATATTATTTATCATATCTCTTTTTATAATATTATTATATAATATTATATAATATTAAATAATGGAAAAACAAATATTTAATAATTTAAAAAAATATTATTTACATTTTGATCAAAATAAATATAATAAATTACTAAATTGTAAAACTGATGATGAAACTTTTAATCTATTTCAAAAACTGTGGGGTAAAGAACATGGAGGATTATATAAATTAGGTGAACCATTTAATCCACCTGAAGTTTTACCATATAAGAAAGATAATCAAATTATTATAACTGATACAGGTTCAAAATCTAAAAAATTTCATAAATTATATATAAAAACACTTAATCAATTAATTTTGAATAATAAAAGTACTATATTGAATTTAAATTTTTGTAATAATTATGGTGGAAAACCTCAAGTGATGATTGCAGGTTTATTACCTATATTTAATAATTTTGATAAATCAATATTATCTTATTATTATGATAAAAATATAAAATTACATTATGATGTAAAGAAAATTGATAATAAGATTATATGTATTAGTAATAATAATGCATTCAGTATTGGAACAACAAAAAAATATAATCTTGTTGAATTAAATATATATTATAATAAATATACAACAAGTTCAGCAGAACAATCAATTATATGTTTATTATCACTTTCAAAATATATAAAAATAAATTTAATAGGTGATAAGAGTGCAGGGTTTACGACTGTTAATAAATATATAAAATTAAATGATATGTATGGTATAGAAATTCCAATAGGATATATGGGTACGAAAGAAAAAATATTTTATAATGGATTATAAATTTTATGAATTAAAACAATTTAAAAACTTTCATTATATATTATATTAAATATATTATGAAAGTTATATCATTTTGTATATATGGTTCAAAAGATAAATATTGTAAAGGTTTAGATGAAAATTTAAAATTAATGCAATTAAATTTAACAGATTTTAATGCATTTATTTATATAGGAGATCAAGTTCCTACACATTGGATTGAAAAATATCAAACTTATGATTTTGTTAAAATATTTTATACAAATAGAATTGGTCATGATAATATGATTAATCGTTTTTTTGCAATTGATGAAAATGATGTTGAAATTGCATTTATTAGAGATATTGATTCACGAGTTCATGATAGAGATATATGGTGTATTAGACATTTTGAAAAATCTCAATATATGTTTCATACTATAAGAGATCATCCAGAACATAGAGCATTAATTTTAGGTGGATTATGGGGTATTAAAAAAGAATGTTTAAATATATCAATTAAAGAATTATATTTACACTATAATACTACAAATGAAACATTAAATATAATACAACATGATCAATATTTTCTTAAAGATATTATTTATTCATTAGTTTATAAAAATATGATTGTTTATTCATTTAATGAAAAAATGAAAATGATAGAAAATGAAATTATTAAAAGAATTCCATTTAATGTAATAGATGATAATTTTTGTGGATTGGCAATAACATATGATGAAGATGGAAATGAAATAAAAGAATATAAATGGGATGTTAAGTGGAATTTTCCAACAATAAGTTTAATTATAAATATTACGGATGATATTGATAATTTTTTAGAATCAAAATTAATAAAGATATTTTATAGTAATTTTAAAGAAATACAAAATCAACAATATAATTATCATATATATTTAAAAAATTGTAAAAAAAATTTTGAACAAATACAAGATTTTTTAGAAAATAAATTAATTAATGCATTAATATTTAATTATGATTTATTTGAAATAAATAATAATAAATATGTATATAATAAGAGAATGGATTTTAATGATGATTTTAGTCATGTTATAAATGTTTAAAAATTTGTTGTAATAATAATTGTTCTAGATGTTTAAAAATTAATTATTGTTCAAAAGAATGTAAAAATAATATAAATGGTCATTCTATTTTAAAAACTATTTGGATTTGATTGTGTTGGATATATAAGAAATTAAGGTATTTTTGAGCTTGGGAATTAAGAATTTAAGATTAGATACCATAAAAATAATAATAAAATTTTGTTATTTAGATTTATAAAATGCTATTATTCTATTCTATTTATTAGTTCTATTTAATAATTTAATTTTATAAATTATTAAATTTAGTTTATTCAAAAAAAAATTATTATAAAATTGTAATTTTAATCTAAAATATATATTTTATAAGTTATTAGATTAATTATTTTTCATAGCATCTGTTAATGTTACAGATTCATTATCTATAGTATAATTATAATGATTCAATACAATTGTATTAACTAAACCTACATCAATTATAAGAACTTTACCATTTTTATATTTAGATTTATCTTGATCTTCAATTAATTGATATATTTTTTTTAAATATTCTGTTATAAAACATTTAATTATTGTTTCATTTTTAATAGATCCAATATTTCCAATATCTGTAATATTAATTGCTCTTAAAGAAGTTGAAGTATTTGTAGATTTTCTATATAACATAGCAGCTGTACCTTGATTAGGATAAATAGTATTATAAGTATTATTTATATCATTTCCTGTAATTGTCGACCCTATTCTTAAAAATTTACTTTCTTCACTTATTTGATCTGTAAAATAATTGAAAGCACCTCTTATAGAAGATTTTATATAATTTCTATTATCTATTAAATTATTAACAGTTTCTAAAGTCTTAACATTATTAATTATTATATTTGGAATAAAAAATATATATTTTCCAGTATCATAAATAACTCCTCCATTTTGATTAGTCATTACAAGATTTAAATAATTTTCTTTACTCTTTAAATACTTTTCCTTAAATAATAAATCTGACATAATATATATATATATGAGAATATATATTTTTATGAGAATATATATTTTTATGAGAATATATATTTTATAAATTATATATTTTTATAGAATATTTTTTTTATAATATAATATTTTTTATATTGGAGCACGGGAATTAAGAAAATAGATTAATATTAATCTATTTTCTTGAAATATATTAATTAATATTAGATTTAAAAAAATGTATTTTAAATAATAAATTTAATATTTTATAAAAATTATT